GGTTTAATTGCCTTGTGTAGATGGCCATAAACCTGTTTTGTTGTGGGGTTAAATATACCAGAAGTACAATATGTAATAGCGTCCGGAGAAATCTGAATTCCTTGTGAATTAGCACTTCCTTTATTTCCGGGTATACCTTGAAAAGCAGGATAAACTCCAGCTTCATTATAGATATAGAATTCTTGGACTTTTCTAACTAAAGAAACACCTTCTCTAGAGACACCGTCCTTTCCTTTCCCCTTTTCTACTACACGAACCTTCTTGATAAATTTAGGATCAACATAACGAATTTCTGTAATACCTTTCCGCGGAGAGGTATCTTCTATCATTTTGTGATAGAAAACTCTTCCGTCGATATACCATCTTCGGAATATGTTGTGTCCATTATTTTTCCAGTCTAACAAACGTAAGATTTCGTTAAACTCCTCTAAAAGCTTTTTCTTAATTGCGGTTGATAATTTAGTATTATCTAAATTCAACTTAATAGAAACGTCTGTCTCATCCGCAGTTATAGCCTCATTGACTATATCATCAATCGCTTGGTCACATTCGGGAGCTTCAGCAGTTGCACGATATTTTTTAATTAAATCCCAATCGTTCTTTGCTGCCTTATCTACGTTAATGTACTGACTGAAAAAACCAGCACCGCCAGAAATGTCTAGGGTGCCTTCCTCGTCGGAAGGGGCGACAAAGGACTTAGCCTTCGTCGCCTCTTTTTTCCGTTTTATTTCGTATCCAAAAAAATCTGCCATAATAATATTTATACAACTTCAGCTAGTGATTTTTTTTATTTACGGTGTACCAATACCTGTACCTGCTGGTCCTGTAGTCATGTAATTAAATCGGAACGTTACTCCATATTCCTCTACAACGTCATTTGAATCATAAGCAAGTTCAACAGCATCAACTGTAGTAGGCCATACACTGTAAAGTTTTGCAGTCCATATAACAGTACCTTCACGATTTAATTGTCTCACATCTGCTGTGCCATAATAACCAGCGCCCATAGCAGTAGTGCTTGATCCAACGTCAGCAATAGCATGACTCCAACGTTCTAAACCAGAACGAACAGACCAACCAGCATCATTGAGTATAGTTACGGTCCAAGCATCATATGTACGATCACCAGCAAGAAAAATCTGCCGGCCCCGATACGGTACGGTTACTTCACCAATTGTCATCGCAGGCATTTGAGCTGCTTTACACAAGAATGAAAATGGTTCTGGAGATACACCTAAACCAGAGACAGACACTTCAAACTGATTAGGACGAGCACCACCACCAGCGAGTCTATTTACAAACGAATTTAAATTAGCCATTTGTTATATCCTCCTATACTCGACCAACAACTTCATCAAAATCAACACCTGTTCGTGTTGCAATGAATGTTAGTGTTACAAAGTTAATTGAACGTGCAGGTTTAATGTAAATATCAGCCCGGAATTCATTGTTATCAATTACCTGTGGGGTATTGTTTGATGCATCACAAACAGTTAGAAAATCAGTAATACCACGGCGTGCCTGAATATCTCTTAGATAGGGGTCTACCATAGCTCTGAAATTGTCCCGTGTAAATTGATCGTTGAACTCAAAGAGCACTGTACGAGCAGCAATCTTACAAGCTTCTTCTACTGTTAAGAATAACCTACGAACATTAATGCGACTAAAAGCACTATTCTTAGATAGTCCAGTTTTGTCACCGAACAAGATAGTACCTTCACCTGGGAACGTAACAACAGGGTTGATACGAGCACGATAAAGTCTATCACGTTCTGTTTGAGTTGGATTAAATGCAAGAGCAATTGATCCGCGGATCTGTCCGCGAGTTATTCCTGCAGGTGACCACCATGGATCTTCAACTGCATCGGTGTGAGCACACAGCCCAGCAATATGACCATTAAGAGGCACCCAACGATAAACGTCATTATACTTATCAAACTGCTTCGTATAACCACTATCAAATACCGTATAGGATGAACTTGACAGAGCATCAAAATACTTTTTAACGTTCTGCGATTGTGTGTAGCTTTTGGCGATATTGACAACATCACTCCGATCAGGAGAAATGAATCCAACACAGTCTTTACGTTTCTCAACAAGGTCTGTAATATAAACACCTTGTGTTATTGAACCGGTACCACCCACTGAAGCGGGACCAGCGATAACGAGATTGACATCCTCTGTGTCAGCATCTTCAAACATATCATAAGCAACCTGACGATCACCTTCCGTGGGACTAGTTGTGTCACCAGCACCATTTACACCTTCTGTTCGTTCAAAATCGTTTGTTGCGTCAGCAAATGTTACACCTGCAGCAGGTTGGCCCCAGTTTGTGCCTCCAGCTGGATGATCTAGCCAATAAATATATTCAGATTGATCAGCTAAAACAGTTGCATAATAGTTTTTTGAACCATCATCTGTTAGTGCATCAGAAGCTTTCGATACTGATTCCCATTTCTCCAATACTTCTCCAACTACACCACTAATCTTACCATCTTTATCAATGATAATGATGTGCATTTCATCATTTGCACCTGATCGGTCAGATACATATGTTGATGTTCCAGGTTGATTAGAGAACTGATCAGCATATTCCCATCTCCGATCAATGTCTGTATCATCAGCTATGTCGCTAGATAATCCCGTTGCGCCGCTTTCTGGATATCGTTTAATTGTTACGTCATTTGTAGCAATACTAACTACCTGATAATGTTGCCCATTAGCTTCCTGCAAATAGATAATATCATTATCATTTAATAATGTTCCGTCGTCCACTGTAATCACAGTATCGCCTGCAGATGCTGATGCATCATTAACTTTTACGACAGCATCTTCTTCAAATCCTGCTGCATCGTTACAGTATGCTACTCTTAAGCTATTGCCCCAAGTGCCGGCTGTTCTTGCAGCCCACATACCGTTTGCCGTCGGTGCAGACCCATCAGCATAGGGGCCGGTTGAACCGTCACCGTCCATATAATGGGTTTTGTTTTTGATAAGAAGGCCAGAACCCTGCTCAGTAGCATTCATGGCCGTCGAAACTAAAATTCTTACCACCTTTAGTGTATTACTATACATCAAAAAGGAAGCCGCCGTAAACCAATATTCAAAATTTGTGGCGTTTGGTTTACCAAATATTTCTACTAATTCACTTTCAGTAGAAACTGTGATAACTTGCTCAATCGGGCCTTTAATGGCTGGAATAGCAACAGCACCAATACCGGTCGGTTCACTTCTTACAGAAGTCGTAGCGTCCTTTTCTTTTACAGCAACACCAGGTGAAACTAGATCAACCATTTTTCTATTTCTCCTTGGTTATGTTTATATAATATAACTGTTCTTCAATTCTTTCATAGTTATTTATTATTTCCTTGTTTTCCAAAACAGTGATTTTTGCACACTTGAGTATAAATATATATAAATAATTTTAAACAGGCTTACACAAGTGTACACTAAACAAAGAAGATTAGATTTAATTAATACATTTAATGGTTTAGAATGTGAAATATGTGGTCATCCAGAACCGCAGAATTTGGTGTGGTATCCTCATCATAAAAAGATAAGGCACAACATATTTCGATATGGTAAAAGGTCCGAAGAATTCAAATATGCTAAAAAGTTAATAGAACAATCTATACCTGTTTGCTTACACTGCCGAGAAAATAGATATTATGCATTACTTATAGGTGAAGATAAAGACCCTAGATGGCCTATGGTAATAATTTTAGATTAATATGTTTCTACATCAAAGGTATTTGGCATATCAGTAGGTCTCCAATAATCTCCATCTTCATCAACAAACGCACCATCCAAATCTAAAATTCCATCATCAATAAATCCAAACGGAGCCATATCAGCTTCTATATTTTCCTTTTGACTTTCAAATAATCTCTTACGGATATCTTCATCTGTCATTTCTTTAAAGTATTGTTGATCTGTTAACCAAGCAAAAAACACTAAACACATCACCAAATCATCTGATGCTCCTTCTTCAGCCTCAAAAGAATGTCCTTTTTGTATGAAATTAGATAACTCTACTATAACATCAAAATCGTGTATCTCTAACTTATCACCTTCTATCAATTGTTTTAGATTAGAACAACCTATACGCTTGAGTGCTTTAGTTGTTCTTATACCTAAATCAGTTGCAGAATCTCCAAATCCACCACCAACAACTTGACCTAAGCGTCCTCTCATTTGTGTCATTATGACATTTTCATAAGCCATATCATGGTGTAAAGAGTCAGCAACTTGGCCGCCAATATCATTTATTTCTATTAATAGGTGTGCATTATTATAATTACGAGCAACTTTATGTATAATCTCAGGAAATACAAGAGGTTTAATTTCATTGCTGCGATATTTAGCAACTAATTTATAAGGTAGAGATGTAATATCAAGCACTACAAATGCACTATAGTCATTTGTACCACCTCTTGCAACATCTACAGACATACAATAATCATGTCCCTTTTCTGGCCTCTCATATATATCTAACCCTGCATTTTTTTCTATGGGGTCCCAATAAGGCATTTCTTGTAATTTAAGAACTGATATAAGGGTGTCAACAGATCCCAAAAACGAACATTCAAATTCCTGCTGAAACTGTCGTTCCGATGTATTTGCTATTGTAGATGCTTTCCACTTCTCATCTCTTCCTGGTACTTCTGACCAGTGTACCTCTATAGGAACAAACTCATTTTTTTTGTTTACAGCATCCATCCACATTCTATAATACATATTCATCCCATGTGGTGTGGACACAATCATCACTTTAGATGATTTGCCTGATGAAATTGTAGGATATACGGAAGCGAAAAACTGTTCTGCTATATGTGAGGGGATGAAAGCAAACTCATCAAGGAAGATAATGTTGAATGTCATACCGCGAATAGCGGATGCAGACGTTGATGCCGCTATAATTTTAGAACCATTTTCCAATTCAAGTGAACCTTTGTTCCAGTTCAAAACTCCCATCTGTAACCATTTGGGAAGATTCTCATATGATAATTGAAATCTAGATAACAAATCTCTAGCTGTTGAAGCTTTATTAGCGAGAATAGCTACATTTGTTGAATCATTAAAGATTGCATTATGAATCAAATAACCAATAATGGTGGTAGACTTACCCGACTGTCTGGGTAGTTTGCATATGGTAAAACGATTATTGTGGAACGTACCTATAATTTCTTTTTGAAATGGATATAATTTAAATGGAATAAGGCCTTCATCCAAACTAATAATCTTTATATAATTTTCTATAAAATAGATTGGATCTTTAGAACACCTAATAAACTCAGATAATTCCTCTTCTCCGTATTCGGATTGGGTTAATGCTGATTTAAGATTAGGATTGCCCTTATAAATTTCAACCATCAGATTTATCTTTTAGGAGAGCTTGAAGTTCTTTAGTTGAACCAACAAACAAAGCATTAGTAACATTTTTCGGACCTGTTTCTGGAACCTCCTTTAATCTTTGCATTTTCTCTTGTAAGTCAGCTAATCTTTCTGTTACTTCCGATACAGTCTTAATCAATTGACCTGCAACTTCATAGGTTCTAGGGTGTTCAGATTCTTCTGCTAGTTGCAATATGCCTGTAATGGCGTCCTGACCCCGCTCGATGAGATTGTAGAAGTTTTCCCGACTATATCTATAGTCTACGTCAGTATCCATTTCCCGTTCACTGGTAGTCATTACAGACGTTGCTGGCCGTGTAGCCAAAGGCTTAGGATTTAATACCTCTTTTTTTATATTTTTTGCTACACCAAGAGCATCACTGATTGCATCATCAACATTATTCATAATCAAGTCCATTCACTAATAGTTTCATTAAATCCAAAATCATCCGCATCAGCTGATGATGGCGGACTAGTTGCTTCTACAACAATACGATGGTGCCGTGAAGGTGCTTCTGCTGGCAAATCTGAGTATATATCCACTTGCGCTTTCGTAATCTGTTCTTGTGTAGAAACTGGACCATAAACATATGTTTTAGCACTAAAACTCATAGTATAAATTATAGCCCTGCGTTCTGTAAAATCACCAGCATAAGTATCCTCATAATTAATATCATTTAAAATTATTGGAACATCTCTAATGAGATCCATTTCAGGAACTTCTTTAATCGTTACTGTATATTCTGGTTGAAAGTATGGTAGTATCTGTTCAACAATTTGAATACCATCATCACTATTTTTTGCCATAACAAACAATTCAAAATTCATATTGTAAGGTACGGGTGTATACTGTGAGGTCATTGACTTTAGTTTTTTACTAGTATCATCATTAACCTTTTTATGTTTAATAATTCTATTTAATTTTCTATCAGGATCATATGTAAATCCTTGAATCTCAAACCCTATACGAGGAAGAGTAATAGCTATAGATTGTGTCCCAGCTGGGTCTTGTTCTAATCTAGCAATAAATTTTTGTTTTGGACCATATGCTAAAGGCACTTTCAAAGATTGTGTCTTTGTTCCTGCTTTATTTTTTCTAAATATAGTTACGTTGTTGAATAATGAACCAAAAGCTATAATAGTTTTTCTAAACGATTCATTATAAAAATGTTCTCCGAGCATCACATACCCTCCGTAGGTTCACCAAAAGGATTCTTCTCACTGAAATCAAGTATTCCATCTATAGATTCGGTCCCTATAGCTTCATCTTCAAAGAAATCATTATCCGCTTGTGGCATTTGTTCTTCCATTTTAAAGTTCTCTAATATTATATAGTATTCATCACCTTCATCATCTTCATAAAGAATAGAATCAACACCAACTTCATCTTCACAAATTATATTATCACCATCGGTTTCATCTATTATTAGTCCGGTACTAGTTATATCTGTTCCTGCTTCCAAGCGAATTGCCTCGTTATATGTGAATGGACTTTCGCCAACAAGATGCCAATTTCTAGGATCAAGTGTGTGGGCTTCTTCAACATTATCAATTTCAGAAATTCCAGTATCAATTGCTTCACTTGAATATTCATAAGTTCTACAGTATAATTTATATACAGGGAGATTATCTATCTGATAAAATGGATCATCATGGTCTACAAAACTTATTTCAAATAATTTTTTTACTTCTGGGTGCCATACTAAATCTCCTTCATTCGGCCTCCCAGTCCCAAGAATACCATCTAAATATTCCGTATCTGTTAGAGCTGTGGATGACCCTGTACCTGATGCTGCAATTAAAATATCTTCCCAACGTCTACGAGAAACCACAAATATGGTTTCATCTCGTATCTCCAGACCAAACCTTGTAATAATTTCCTTTTCGCCTTGATAACCTTCTGGAGTTTCCATCCACATTTCCATGGGATAAGCGCTTTCAAATTTACTAAGAGTATCTTCTCCCAAGAGATCATCTTCATTTACAAGGATTCTAGGTATATAATAAACTTCATGTCCGTATATCTGCAACGCTTCAATTACTAAATCTTCATAAAGCAATTGTTCATTGGTCGTCCCTTTAGAGAAATATAAATTTGTAGTAGGCACAGTTTTTAACCAATGTCAAAGTGGAGTGGTTCTTCCCAAGTAGTTCTTGATTCATCTTCTAATTTTTGAATTGTCTCCTTAGCCTCATTATATATCGTTTCACCGTTCATGGAAACTCCGCCCAACATTGTTACTCCTTGAAACTTAATAAGATTCTCACCCCACTGTTTCTTTATGAGAGCTGTTGTATATTTTTTTAGCCATAAATTATCATATACGTCTGTCCAGGTTGTAGGATCTAATTTTCGATAACATTCTATAATGATATGCTCTCCTACCTGAACATCATCACCCCAATCCATATTAATATAAAGCCTATTCTTATGAGTATTAAACTGTAAAGGCTTTTCTCCTATTAAAATCATATCCAAATAATCTAAATGCCACATGGTCATTTGATAGTGGATAACTGATTCGGATGAAAAATCATAGAGGTCATTTAATCTTAACTGATAACGAACATCAAACATATTAAGATTGCCTCTATCACTAAACGGCAGAACTCTTAACACACTTTGAACCGCATCAGGCATTACTAAAAATCCCTTCCCTGTTTTCCAATCTGTTGTTATTCCTGAATCCGATATATCAGTTGAAGTTTCCGTTTCATCTGTACCGGATCTAGCAACATCAGCTTCTGTAATTAAATGTTTAAGATATACACGCTCCATACCACTATACTGAAAAGTATAAAAGTATTGAAGCGCTTCATCAATCCGATCATCGACCTGATCGTCATCAACATTAATTTCTAAAACAGGTGCTCCTAATTTTCGCAAGCACCAATCCTTCAATGTAGATTTAGAATTTGGTATAGCCATTAATATGTTCCACCATCTATTACATTAGTCCAATCTGGAGTCCCAGAGTTTGAATATAAGAAGTAACCATCTGTTCCTTCTGCTGTTGCTTGTATATCCGTACCATTGTTACCATAAAGGATACCATTAGCTGTTAATGTAGTGACTCCAGTACCACCCTCTGACATTGGCAGAGTGCCTGTTACCTTCGTAGTTAAGTCTATATTACCTGCAAGTTGGGCATTTGTTACACCTAAACTCTTAATAGTAACATCACCACTAGTTACACTAAAATCTGCCGTGTTAAACGTAGCAATACCCTTATTAGTGTCTGTAGCATCTTCAGCTGCAATCGTAAATGTATTAGCTGCATCATCATATGTTGTAGTAATACCTTCACCATCTTGTACCAACTGAGATACCCGATCATCAATAGCTTCTGGACTTGTATATAAGTTTGTAGAGCCCTGAGCAATATCATCAGAATCTAGAGTTAATGTACCACCCAATGCAATAACGTTACCGTTAATAGTAACAGAATCATTAGCCAACTGTGCGTTATCAACACCAGAGGACTTAATCGCAACTGCACCAGTTGTTACTGCAAAGTCCCCACTGGCAAACGATGCAACACCTTTATTAGTGTCTGTAGCATCTTCAGCAGCTATTGTGAATGTATTGGCAACATCATCATATGTTGTGGTAATACCTTCACCATCTTGTACCAAAGAATTAATGCGGTCATCAACCCTTTCATTAGTGAAGAATATGTTTGTACCCTCAGCAAAATCATCTGTATCTAGTGTTAATGTGCCACCCAAGGACAGTGAATGACTGTTTATTGTTACTGAACTATTAGATAATTTATTATTATCAATAGAACCAGTAAGCATTGAATTAGTTACACCTAAGGCCTTAACTTGCAACGCATCAGCAACAACTTCAATAGATGCATTATCTACTGCAACATCTAATGTGTTACCTGTTTTGGTTAATGCATCACCAGCAATTACTTGTCCTGCACCAGAGAACTGCGCTACTGGTAGAGCAGTCGTTCCGATTGTTGGTACACCATTATGAGTAAATGTGTATCCATTATCTTGTCCAATGGTACCTTCTTCAACAAATACAAATGTTCCACCATCTAGTTCTTGTGATGGATCACCATCAGCATCTGTAGCTCTAGTCAATACCCAATTTGTAGAACCATCACCAAGTGTTGTTACTGTATAGATACCATTCTCAGCCTGTGCAGTCTGATCTTTAACCAGCACTCTATCATTAAGAGATGCTGTAACACCATCTACTGCAAATGCAGCCTGGGTACTATTGTTAGTCAATGTTGCACCAACACCAGATGTGCCGTTAGCATATGTGCCCGACAAATCAGCTGTTGTAGCCATTCTTACAGAATCTTTAATATCAAGACCACTCTTTACTGCATCGACATATTGTTTAGTAACAGCATCCGTTGTTTGAGTTGGTTCTGCAAGATTAATAATTCTTGCACTGTTAACATCTACTGATCCAGTTCCATTAGGATCTAATACAATATCTCCATTTGCATCTGTAGAACTAATCGTGTTGGTATCTATTCTAATGTTGTCTACATCTAATTGTGTTAGACCATTAACATCTGTAATCGTATCGCCAAGATTAACTGTATCACTACCCAATACTATAGTAGAATTGACTAGTTTAGCATTCTCAATCGAACCAGCAAGTTGTGCATTAGATACACCAAGTGCCTTAATACCAACTGCACCAGTTGTTACTGTAAAATCAGTATTAGCAAACGATGCCACACCCTTGTTAGAATCTGTAGCGTCCTCTGCATCAATGGTAAATGTACCAGCACTGTCGTTATAAGTTGTGGTGATACCTTCACCATCAACAACTAGGTTACTTACACGGTCATCAACACGTTCATCTGTATACCAAAGATTACTTGCACCTTCTGGTACATCATCTGTGCTGACCTGATTTGTACCTGTACCCCAATCAATAAGAGTATCATCAATAGCATCAGCCTGTATATTTACTGCCCCGGCCGTAACATCGAAATGTGTTGCATCAAAGGATGCCACACCCTTATTAGACGTGCTAGCATCTTCGCCGGTTATAGTTACAATGTTTCCTGTAGCAGAAGTATCTACACCTTCACCACCAACAATAGATAGCGTTTCAGAGTCTAAGTCAATAGCTATTGTGCCACTGTCTGTAGTAAGGTCTAAATCTTCAGCTGTAATCTGTGTGTCAACGTATGTTTTAATACTTTCGGATGTAGCAAGGGTTGTACTTGATGCAGTTGCAAAAGTATCGTCATCTAAAACAGCAGTACCAGCAACATCTGTATTAAGAACAGCACTTTCAACTATAACTGTACCAGAACCATCTGGTGTGAGATTAATGTGACCATTAGTGTCTGTTGATATGATTGTATTACCATTAAGATTGAGATTATCAACATCAAGATCACCTGTAATATCTACAGCACCAGTTATTGTTGATGTACCATCAATCTCCACATCAGCATTAACGTCTAATGTAGCACCATTGATTGTAGCATCACCTGTAACGGTTAAGTTATCATTGATGGTAGTTTCTGACACCGTGTGGCCAATCGACACAGGACCACCAGAAGTTGCAGTAGCAATATTTAATGTTCCTGTAGTATTGTCAATATGCGAATCTGTACCGTCATGGTAGAGTTGTAAATCATCACCAGTACCTAACTTGAGGTTTGCATTGTCTGGTAGATCGACATGAGTTGTTGCTGAAATTACCCCTGTAACATCTAGAGTATCACTTAATGTAGTAGCACCAGTTACCCCTAATGTACCAGCAACAGTAGCGTTATTGTCAACATCTAAATCATCAATGTGTGCTGTACCATCTATATAGAGGTCTTTCCATTCTTGAGTTGCTGAACCTAAATCATAAGCACCGTCTGTATTTGGAATGATATTAGAATTAACATCAGCACCAAAGACCACGTTATCTGTATCGGCATCACCAAGAGTTAGTGTGCCGCCATTAAGAGTTGAAAGCCCTTCGACGGTAAGATTGCCGGTTACGGTTGCATTTCCTGTTACATCTAAATTGCCGGCAACATTTAAATTGTCATTAACTGTTGTTTCTGATGTTCCGTGGCCTATTGAAATAGGAACACCAGAAGTTTCTGTAGCAATTTTTAATGAGCCCGTTGTGTTTGTAATATAGGAATCTGTAGCATCATGGTACAGCTGTAAGTCGTCGCCTGTACCTAATTTAATATTAGCGTTATCTGGCATATCAACATGAGTTGTTGTCGTGATTACACCAGTAACATCTAATGTGTCGTTCAGTGTAGTAGCACCAGTAACATCTAATGTATCGCTCAGTGTGGTAGCACCAGTAACACCTAATGTACCAGCGGTATCTGTATTACCAGTTGCAGCTGCAATAGTAAACTTAGTGGTGTTAATATCAAAATCACCATCTATACCTGTAGCACCAACAACGTCTAATGTACCAGCAATGTCAGTATCACCTGAACTTGCAGCAACATTAAATTTATTTGTATTAATGTCAAAGTCGCCGTCTATACCTGTAGCACCAGTAACATCTAATGTATCGCTCAGTGTGGTAGCACCAGTAACACCTAATGTGGAACTTAGAGTAGTAGCACCAGTTACTCCTAATGTACCAGCAACTGTAGCATTAACATCAACATCTAACGTATCAATATGGGCTGTGCCATCTAAATATAAATCTTTCCATTCTTGTGTAGCAGCACCTAAATCATAAGCACCATCTGTATTAGGAATGATATTAGAATTAACATCAGCACCAAACACCACATTATCTGTAGCAGCATCACCTAGTGTTAATGTGCCACCATTGAGTGTTGATAATCCTTCAACGGTAAGATTGCCGGTTACGGTTGCATTACCTGATACTGTGAGATTATCATTGATAGTAGTTTCTGATGTTCCATGACCTATTGAAACAGGAACACCAGAAGTTTCTGTAGCAATTTTTAATGAGCCTGTTTTGTTTGTAATATAGGAATCCGTAGCATCATGGTAAAAAGATAAATCATTACTTGTTCCTATATAAATTTCTGTATCATCTGGTAGATGTATAAACGAACTTGCACCTGCTATCTCCACAGGAGCATTAACATTTAATTGGTCGTTTAGTGTCGAAACACCAGTCACACCTAATGTGGAACTTAGAGTAGTAGCACCAGTAACTCCTAACGTGCCTGTTATGGCCGCGTTCTCATCTACATCTAATGTATCAATGTGAGCTGTGCCGTCAATATAGATATTTCTCCATTCTTTTGTGGCGGTACCTAAGTCGAATGTGCTGTCTGAATTGGGTATAATATTAGAATTAACATCAGCACCAAACACCACATTATCTGTGTCGGCATCACCAAAAGTTAATGTGCCGCCATTAAGAGTTGATAATCCTTCAACTGTAAGGGTACCTGAAATTTCTACATTAGAATCTATATCTACATCTTTAAGAAATTGTATTTTCTCACCGGAATCTGTGGTATGAAATACAGCATAATTTGTAACACCTTCAGAAATAGTAAGAGCTGTAGCACTGTTATCAATAATATTAATATCTGTTGCTTGTGTTGAAACATCAATATTTGAAGAATTAAAATCTAAATCTGAATTTAATGTTGTTGTGCCATCAACAATAAGATCACCAGAATCTATATCAATACCTTGATTGAAATGCCATCTATTATCAGCATTTTGCCAAAGTATAGTTTTGTCTGTAGTGCCTTTAAGGGTGATACCACCGCCATCCGCTATACCGTCAGTAGGAGTATCTACTGCCGATAATTCTAAATTCTTATCGTCTACTGTAATGGTTGCAACATTAAGAGTTGTTTGGGTACCATTAACAATCAAATCTCCAGTAACGGTTAGATTATCATTGATAGTTGTTTCTGATACGGAATGACCAATTGAAATTACAGAACCACTAGTTGCTGTTCCTAACTGTAAAGCATTAGTGCCGTTAGGGTCTATAGATAATGCACCTGTCGTAGTTGTAATAGCATTGCCATTTAAATTGATATTATCAACATCAAGGTCACCAGTAATATCTACAGCACCAGAAAGGGCTAAATCACCAGAGAAAAGAGAACTGCCAGAAACTGTCAAATCTCCAGCAATTGTGAGATTATCTTGAACAGTAGTTTCTGAAGTTGCATTACCAATCTTAACAACAGAACCGCTTGTAAGTGTTCCTAGATTTAGATTTTGTGTGCCTTGAGCATCAATGTTTAAGTGTCCGCCTGAGGTATATTCATGGAAGATACCGACATTATTTCCATCTATAGTTACCCTATCAACCCTAAGCTCGTTTAATTTTTTATCTTCATCAACTATTAAAGCAGAATCTGGAGAAACTTGTCCTCGAATATGATCTAACAAATCGGTGAAATACTTACCACCAATTGTATGTACAAATTCAGCTTCTAATTCTCCGCCGGGGCCTGTAGGATACTCATCTCCTGCACCAATAAAAAATCTTTGGCCGCCGTTAGATGCTGTAGCACCTCCCCATGTATAAGCTATTTCCCCCGATTTTAAATCGGTAGGAGCTGTATTTCCGGAAGACCTTTTTATTAGAAATTTTGATATAGTGGGCATTAAAATGTTCCCCCATCAAACACAATAGAGCCTGTAGATGTAAGAACCGTATAATCTACGTCTGTGATAAGGTCCTTCAATTTCCAAGAGTCTGTTGCTGCATCATAAAACACAACTTTATTATCATCAGCAGCTGATAATGTGCCAAAATTAGAATCCGTTAAAGTTCTAAGCTTTAATTGTGACTTTACTACTTTTGCTTTTAGTGTAGTACCAGATGAACTAGTAGCCATATCCCTTTATTCTCCCTATCTAGAAACGGAAGGCTGAACTACTAACCTACCCTCTAAAGTTCTTGTTTTAATTCCTAAAGAATCGGTTAATTGTAAATCCCAAACATATCTACCGTCTTTGAGGTTACCAGTTTGTGTGTCAGTCAATCCAAGCTCTAATTTCCCAGTAGTTCTATCTGCGGGCCAAGCAATAGTAAAGGTTTCAGATGCGGAGCTAGTTCCGTATCGTTTTCGTATTTGAGCTAAAGCGGTATAACCAGTTAAATCAAGGACTGTGATGTTTCCATCAGCATCTTCATTTGTCAATTCTACAGAAACCGAGAAATCTGCATCAGCTTCAACGACTAGATTATTAATTAGTGACATAAAAACTCCAATTCTTTTGCTACTATTTATAAAATTTCGTTGTGTCGCATTGCATCCCTCAACTTAATTACCATATCATATATCATTAAATCCGTATGAAAAGGTCCTGGAGTAAACCTTAATCGTTCGGTACCCTTTGCTACGGTAGGATAATTTATAGGTTGTACATAAATCCCATCCTTATATAATAAATCATCACTAATTCTCTTACATTTTGTTGCATCACCTATAATAACAGGAACAATATGTGATGGATTTTTCATTACGCTTATACCATTTCGTTCCAATTCTTCTTTAGTTTTTTGGGAACGCTCTTGCATAGTAAGCCTTAAGCTGTTATGGTCTCTAACATACTTAACAGAGGTCAAGGCTCCAGCACATATAACTGGACTTATACTTGTGGTGAATATGAATCCAGAAGATAAACTTCGTATAGCATCTAGAAAATCTTTATCAGCAGCAATATAACCTCCTTGTATTCCAAACGCTTTAGCTAATGTTCCGTTTATTATATCAACTTCAACACCATCACGTTCTGTAATACCGCCACCACCTTCTCCATATAAGCCTACTGCATGAACTTCATCTAGGAAAGTTATAGCTTTATATTTTTTACATAATGCTACAATTTCTTTTAATGGACATATATCTCCGTCCATAGAATAAACAGATTCAAAAACAACACATTTAGGATCAGGAGTTTTTTCAAGTAATTCTTTAAGATGCTTTAAGTCATTATGTTTCCAAATTTCTTTCTTAGCTCTACTGTGTCGAATTCCTTGAATAATGGATGCATGGTTCATACTATCACTTATGAAAGTAATATCAGGCAAGACTTTAGCCATAGTTTCTAAAGTTGCTGAATTTGCAATATAAGCTGAAGTAAAAAGCAGAGCGGCTTCTTTTTGGTGCAATTCTGCTAACTCTTGTTCTAAAGCAACATGATAATGTGTGGTGCCTGATATGTTTCTTGTTCCGCCTGAACCAGCACCAGAACTCTCCAATGCTGTTCGCATTGCATCTATAACATAACGGTGTTGACCCATGCCCAAATAATCATTTGAACACCAATTAACTATTCGTTTAACAGCGTATTTGGAATACCATATTGCTTGCGGAAATTTACCACGTTCTCTGAGGATATCATTAAAAACTCTATAGTTGCCTTCTTCTTTAAGGCCTTCTATAATTTCCTGAAATTTATCAAGATATATCATGCTCAATATTTATACGGGGAAACAAAATATCTGAGCAAAACAAATTCACATCTTCTTCATCCAACCCTAAAGACTTCATTACCTTTGGGGTATGTGGATTCTTTTTTTGGTTGTCACAATAATAATTTTGGCGTTCAGATACTTCTTGAACAATTCCCCTTCCATTAGATTCTGATACATTATCAAAATAATAATTTAAGTTTTTTAATGTTAGCATTATAATATCTAATGATTCTGCTTCTGTATTAACATTACTAGCAGCAATCATAGAAGGAGAAAATATATTTAAGGCCCATTCAGGCAAAGACCTCTTTTTACTAGGAACAAAACTGGAAACAGAATCGGCAAACCACTGTATCATAAAATGATTCTTATCTGTTGTTGCAGAAAAATCATGGAAAGCTCCTGTCATTTTATTTTTACCTGATATAACATCAAAGCCAAATATTGGACTAGTATTATCTAAATTAGGAAAAATACAAACGTGCATCATCCATAATTTCTTTGTATCACGAACATCCACAACATCTATATGGCAACGTCTAGTTGACTCGGTTTGCCATACTCTATTCATCCATCCAGGTTGGTTGAAATGATCCATACCCGGTTCAAATATTTCAACACCTACATCATCAAATTTTTTTATAAATTCATCTTGTAATGATATAAGGTTGTCCCATAAAACACTCATGCAATAAACAATAAAATCAATATAACAAACACTACCATGATTTGATGAGCAATATATTCATCTGATTTCAATTTTGGATAGCTCTGCAATAAAAATTTAAAAGTTTCTTTCATCCTTTTAACGCTGTTTAGCATCTTTTATGAATTTAGGAATCAATGCCAAATAGTAAAGAGCACCAAGACCTATACACCATAGAAGAATAGATTTGTATTCTGTTTGCCAACCAATGAACATTAAAATAATACACGCTACATCTATAATTGAATAGTACAGCCTAAAATTAACTTCACCATTAGGTTCACATTTTTCAATAAGTTTTAATCTAGCATTAAATAACCATGGGCTAATATGTCTCCCCATAACAAAAATATGCAACAGCAAAAATACTGTTAGTCCTATATAAAATAACATCTACTCAACTCCTAAATTATTTTGTTGTTGATATTCTAAAACTTCATCTAAAAGTTCATTAGATAATTCAAATACAGCAACAGCTTCATCATACATACTATCATCCAATTTTGAAACAATTTCAGCTATAGCAGTTTTAGCATCATCAAATTCATAAAATTTTCCGGAACCCGGAACTTGATTTTTTAATATTTGACCACCATGTAGTTCACCCATATGTCTAACATACACATGAGCCATAATTATTGTGGGGTTGTGGAAATTTTTTATTATCCTATCTTTATGCTTTTTTGTAGTGTTACAGGTGGGTGCCGGGAAATCTTTGTCCCATAATTCTTGAAAATCATCCAACAACTTAGAAGAACGAAGCGTATCTTCGTTAATTAAATTTAATTCAAGAGCTGCATTTTCTAATACTACATAAATTTGATATAAATTCCAAAGATAAACTGCATATGTTTCAGGATCAATATCTCCTTTTAACATTTGTTCTGCTATTTCATGCCGTTCTGATTTATGATGAACTTCCATCGTTAAAGAACGTAAATTATCTGTACGCTTATTCATTATATAATAACCTCTTATTATTGCTATAGGGGTAGAAATTGCTTCTACCCCTATAGAATATTTAGTCAAAAACTATTTAGTCACACGGTCCGGAGTGCATGACATGTTGAGATTCTTGACCTTGGTCATTTCTTGAGTATTCCCAGAAACTATAGTGAAAACAAGACCGGTGGGAATCGGAATCGTTACCTGTCCACAACATCTTACCTCTATCATCCATCCAAGCTTGCATTGGCCGGTGGGCGTAACCAAAAGCTCCAATATTCATAATTCTAGTACCAGCTGGGAGAAGTGCTCGACGTTTATTTGAATAATTCAGCTGATCAAAATCAGGATAGTTCTCAGCAGGAGATTCATCACTATTCCATCCCCAGGAGTTGCTGCTGCCCTCGTAGTAACCCAACCCTTTGTAGCCATAAGTATTATAACCACCACTCCAACAATCGCCATTACTGTCTAGATATATCGGACTAGTCCATTGATAACTACCATCACCACCATCATGGTTATGACTAGTAGCATATTTGGTCCAGCGAGGACCCTTAATTTGTACAAAGTGTCCAGGATGACCAGTCGATTGATACCAATACATAGAACCAGACGGACTGTGTCCTAAATCGCCGTGAGCGTAATTGCCTGATGTAGTCCAAGTCATGCCGGTGCTTTTCTGTTTGAATGTAAAGTGGAATTCATAACCCGTTTCACCACCTGGCCAAAAATCTTCAATGTCGCCGTTTGGTCGGAAATTCAATCGTTTAAATGAGCCCATTTGGTGTGAGTCGTGTCCGCCCATTCTACTAAACCCTGGCATCTGGCCTGCGCTGTGATGGCCAGCAGCCCACAACCAACCTTCACCATCCAATGCGAATAATAAACCGGTAGACGCTGAACTATCGCTTGGCACAAAATCTAATTTTTTAAGTCCGCCATAATAATTGAAATCAACACTAACTAGTGTAGGAGTGTGCATATAGTAAGTACCATTCCGATGGCCAACTCCTAGTTCGCCGTTATTGTTATGACCCCAAGCCCAGAGCAACCCTTCTTCATCTAATGCCCAGAATCTACCCTCATTGCTACCAGAAGCGTAAATATCTACGATCATTTTACCATCAAAGAAAAATTGTGGAATTCGCATTGGTCTACTAAAGTTAGAACTATACCATGCCCAAGTATTTGGATAAGTATAATCTTGTCCATCAGGACCTTTAGCTGTACCACTACCGTTGAAATCACCACTATTCTTTACATCTGGGTTGCCAAAACCTAATTGACCGTTGTTATTATATCCCCACATCCAAACAGAACCATCTTGTCCTAAAGCCATAGTAGAAGAAGTGCTACTTGTATTAGCTCCAGCTGAACTGGATTCTATTTTAATTATTTTTGTCTCACTAAAGCTTTTCGCAATTGGAGTACCTAACCAATCAATATGGTCATCAGCAGCACAGCGAACTGGATAATAGCGATCGGATGTTGATCGCTCTCCCAACTGTGAATTTCCATTATATCCAGCACCATAAACCTCTCCATTGTTCATTAAGAAGAATGAATTGTGGGCACTACCTATACACTGTACAACCCGAGGAGTTTCACCATCAGGTGTAATCAGTCCTTCACCAGCTGCAGCTGCTAAAGTGTTCCATGAACTATTATCTCCACTATTTAACCAATCAGTGAAAGTAAATCCAGGATAATGGTGTTTAGCTCTATTAGAGCTACCACCAACACTGCTGGCGCCAACGCCATTATATCCATTTTGATCGTTACCACCAACGCACTGTACTGTTCCATCAGAACAAATATGCATGCTACTATAACCAGTCATTTGTTGACTCTGGTGCATCTTGTAGCCCATATTATATTTCCAACCTAATGGAGCACTGTTTCTAAATGCAATACCTTCGTGTCTACCATCTCGTCCTCTAGAGGATTCTAATACTTTAACCCAATAGTCCGTTTCTTCTACCCAAGTATTTTTATACCGAGTACCTTTTATACACTGGTAAAGATGTCCATTGGCTTTGCACATTTCTCCAACTTCATATTGGCGATGATAATCCCATGTTGAAACATCAACGTTGCCGCGAATATGAACAACCCAATAAGTTTTATTATCCGGCCGACACGACCATTTAACGACTTCGGGATGCTCGAAATTATAGTGAGTGGTGCCTGTTGTACCTTCAGATGAAATACTATAATCTCGTGGATTATCTCTTATACACCGATAAGATTTGCCTTGCCATTGTACAATATCATTTTTATCATACCATGTTCGTTCTTGCCATGGACCTTTCCAGGTTAACTTTAATTTATTAATGTCTAAAGCCATGTTTGTTTACCCTTATTTTAAATTATTTTTTAGAATCCAAGACTTGCTTTAAATTCTTCTTCTTCTGTTCCGATTGCAGCGATAGATGCTAATACATCAGCATCACTATCTACTATACCTTGCAACAATTTCGATAGAGGTGTATTTAAGGTAAGTTTTGATTGAATGTCCACCGTTCCTCGAATTAGGACCTGACTCACCGCAGCTACTTCCGCTAATGCAGCTGCATCAGTGGTTTTATCATATACGGTAACTTCAAAATCTCCCTGACCTGTTGTTACTGTTACCTTTGCGTCATCATAAGAAAACCATTCCTTATCATCATGTGAAGCCAAGAACACAGGGGTATCTTCTACATCAGCTACCACTGGCGCAACATAATCATCTGTAAGGGCAATGGACTTGTGACTAAAAATCTTCTTCGCCATTTTAACTATTCTCCATTTAAAAGTTATATTTTTTTGTTATTAATATTTATATGTTTACCGACCCATGCCAGGATTAGACATTAGTCCATTATTGTTACTGTTATAACACCATGAATTATGGCCATTTAAGTGATTGCCTTCATTAGATGAATAACCGCTAAATCCCCATAATAGGATTTGACCATCTTCTGTTATAACCCACGGCATATTACCAAAGTAATTGGTACTTTCATATATGCCTTGAGGAATAACATGACTTATTTTCGTGCCAGCAGGAATATACTTGTGATATGGCTTATATGTGCCATCTTCACCTGTCCAATTGCTGCCTGCATATGGATTGCCACCTTCATTATAAGAATCATAGCCTTGTCCTAAGAACTCACCGGAATCGGTAAGAGCCCAAGTATGACCAACATCACTATATGTTCCGCATGTACCAATATCTTTAAGATTTTTAATCTTTGTAATAAGTGAAGGTGGATAATCAGATCCAGTAGCACCATCCAACCCGAGATAATTGCCGCTTGAAGCTCCGGCATGATATGTATCGCCGTTTTTAGTTCTTATAAAGAGTCCGACATAACCGTTCCAGGAGATTCCCCAAATATCAACAATATCACCACCAGGTGCAGATGTCATTTTGACCCATCCGTCTTGGTGGTTTGTTGTATCTGATCCTCCGGAATTACCATAACCGTTATATCCAGAGTGCCATATATACCCATTATTATCTAAAATCCAAATACTGGTGTTGCCACTATACCCAGCAATTTGCCAACAAGCCATACCATCCACTGCTGGATCCCACTGGTTAGTAGCTGACCCACCACCACCAATTTTTACTGGTCGATAATGGTTTGTTGTATTGGATTGTCCAAGTTGGCCAACACCATTATAACCCCAACCATACAGATGATCGTCTTGAGTTCGTGCAACCATTGTGGAGCTGTGTCCTGAGCAAGCAATATCAATTACTCGTTTGTTTTCAAAATATTCTTGAGGAATTTTGAATGGAGAGCCCCAATGCTCGGTACGACCTCTACCAAGCTCGCCGTTGCCATTATAGCCCCATGTCCAAACCTGGCCTTTATCATCAAGAGCCATACAAGCATGATTATTAGTCTCTGTTGGACCACTGTTAGCCGCAATCTTAACAATAAACACACCACGTAGGTTTTGACCTACTTGAGGCATCCGATGATCGCTAAATTGCCCATGGCCCGCCTGGCCGTGTCCACCATAACCTTTATGCTGGACTTCTCCGTTATCAAAAAGGAAATACTTCCAATCATAACCTTGACAAATCTGAACACACTTAGGTGTCCTTCTCTTATCAGCTCGATTTGTGTGTCGGCCGTTTGAAGAAAACCCTTTAATGCTAGGATCATTATGGCCAAAATGACTTTTATCTCCTGATTCATTCCAATCTCTAAATACAAAATCTACTTCCGAAAAATAACTTAACGGACGAGTTGTGTGTGGTGTTGATGAACTACCATAACCCAAAGAATACACGCATCCATTTTTATCAATAAATGTTCTATTGCGATAGATGCCTGTCCCTGGGTTGTTCAATGGCTCTTTATATTTCCAAGCGATCCGACCCATATTAGATGCCCAAATAGCTGCCTGATCGTTACTATTACCACCACTAATTTGTTCCCAACTATTATGCCAACTTTGAATTGGACTATATTTGCCCATAGCATCTTTAGATCGTCCTGATGTTGTTGCAGCATCTGCCATCAAGTCGGAACGAGTTCTATTCATTTCTTTGGTCATATATGGAGGTGCACCAACATTATCTCGTAGTGCCCTATAAAAACCAGAAGTATTACTTGACTCTTGACTTTTCATAGATACTATATCACCCCAATAATATTGAGTTGAAGCATCATAATCTCCTCTATAGTTTATTCCACCCATAGACATTAAGTCCCAATATTCGTGTCCGATCCAACCTTTATTAACATGGATTCCTTTACTATCATACATTGCTGCAGTAGTTTTAGAGAAAGGATAAATTTTCTCATATCCAACAGGAACATGAAGTTCTACTTTACGATTTAAATTTTCTATATCTTGATAGGTGCTACTAGTCGTGTTTAATGTTGCTTCATAATGTGCCTGGGTAACCTCTTTATTATTTAAAAAGTATTTAAGAGGCGAATCATCCCCTGATGTCCAAAGCGAAACACCGCTGTTATGAGTACCATCAGCTGTTATGCTGAAATCTAAAGGATACCCCTTTTCAGCTGGGCCGTTTTGATGAAAACTATAATAACCCATTTCAGCAAATGAAACATCCATTCCATTTTCATCAATACCTAAAGTTTCAGGCGTTTTAATACTATCAATATAATATTTCATAACGCCGGCACCAATATCTACTCTTTCTACTTGGTGGTTGTTATCTACTGGTCGATAATTATAAGGAAAATTAGAAGTATCATCAAAGCTATGATAAGCATTAATATCTTCATCTGTTTCCAAATGTCCGCTAAATTTAGAACGTAAATTCCATAGCGTTTTATAATTTTTATATCCCTGTCCTTTATCGCCAGGAGCAAATGTTTCATGTGAATTTGGGGAATAAGATTTTTTACAATACCAAATCTTACCGCCGTGCTGGACCGTATCACCTACTTCATAGGTAATATTAGGATCCCAGTCCCCTTCAAATGAAAACTTTAATTTTCCTAAATCAATTGTTGCCATTGTTGTTTTTCCTGTTTAAAATTTTATCCAATTGCTGGTGGTTGCGCTATTGTCTGCCTGTGCTCGGCCATATTACCGTGCATTGATGTAGGATATCCTGACATACAAATACGGTTCCGATCATTTTTCCACACATAATGCCAATAATGACTAGTTGTGTCATTACCAGCATAATGAACCGGCCTAATATCTTCCATGTGACCTTGAAAATCATTCATTAGTCTGGGCATTTGCAATTTACCATTATTCTTTTCTTCTACTAGATTGGGTAAATTTTGTGAAGCACCTGCCCAAGTATCAGTATACCCCATTGATAGTGAGCCTTGATTATTCCTGCCATTAACAAAACAGCTTCCTGAATTTGTAATAACACCTACATTAACATAATGGTAAGAAGTGCTGTTACCCATATTGTTATTAACCACCTTTTTAATATTTGTAACCGCTGCGGTTAGACCCCCAATAGTCCATTCTGGAATTACTGGTGCTGTTGAGTCTGTTGTTGTGCCGTTGCACAGTTGATATGAATTATTACGGCCACAAGAATTAACTACTCCACTTGTATTCTGTGTCCACATTGATCCAAATTGACCGTTGCCAACAAACCAGAAATTGTCACAATCACCTGTGCCACTACCGTGTCCTAAAGCAGTCTGTACAAATGAATTCTGTTGTGCGGTTCCTCCAGCCATAGCCCAACCATACCCATTATATCCACAGGTGTATAATCTGCCGTCGTCAGCTAAAACAGCCGCTCGGCCGTAACTACCCCTCCCATCAACCTGGACTTTTACGATTTTAGTAGTTGTAGCAGCAAAAGTTGTAGTAGCAGTAGAGCCTGATGGTCCGATACATGGCACTGGCACCGATTGGTTAGAAGTATTGCCTCGTCCTAATTGACCATATCCATTATAACCGCAACTGTAAAGCACGTTTGTTGCTGTTAAGAAATAACTGCACCCATAAGTATGACCACACAACCACATATCAATAATATCTTCATTAAGGAAGAATGCTCTGTTAATTTTTGTGGGCTGAGTTCGCTGGGTTGTTGTACCATCTCCCAATTGACCATAACCGTTGTATCCCCACATCCAAACATCACCATTCTCATCAATAGCACCACAATGGTGTGTACTATCCGGACCATCCCAATCACTTATAGCTATTTTGGAAATTCTCAAATCTCTCCAAGTATGATTTGTTGCATTGGTTGCTTCATATACATTTTGGTAAGAACCACCAACTCTTACTGGATAACTTCTGGTAGAAGTTGATGCATCACCACTTTGGCCGTGTCCACCATAACCCCAGTGATATACTTCACCATTGTTAAATAATGCCATACCAGTGTCATACCCCTGTAATAGTTGAATACATTTAGGAACTTGTCCATCAGGAGTTTTGTGAACGCCTGTTCCGCCGTGGTCGGTGGAACGATACCAATCTAAAAACGGAAAAACCACATTTGTTGCTGTATAAAATGTTTGATTTGTACCACTTCCGCCTCCACTATTTGAACCTATATGCATTACGCCGCCGCGGCCGTTGATCCAATTGACCATATTGACTGAATATGTGCCTGGAAATTGTCCATCTTTACTTCGTGAAAGTAACTCTGACCCAATAATTCTATCGTGATTGGAGATTTCTAAGGTCTCCAAATAATCACCAGTAAACGTAGCAATCTGACCTTGTGCTTTATTTGAAGCTATAACTGAATCATCAAAGTCGTGTCTAGAATTAATTAATTTCCAATTTGAATTATTATCCCAAGGCTTAGTAGCTTGTGTACCATCAGCTGTATTTTCTATAGTACAAATGTACATTGCTTCAGTTGACCGAGATTGGTCAGCCATAAGCATTCCGGTACCAGAAAAGGATGCGCCGCCTAACGTATTATCATAATCTACCGTAACTTTAACAACATCATTCTTATAATATACTGTGCCGTTTGTATTATCATGTGTGCCTCGATAATTAAAACTTTCCCTAATTGGTGTCCAATACTGTGTTGCGTTTGTTACTGCAATTTCATTACCCATACCAGCACCATGTGCATCACAGAAATACCATAAATCTGCTGGTGATCCACCAACAGGTGCATCAGGTGCAAATTTGATTTCTATTCTGCGTGTTGTAGCTGCATTGAATTTTGCCAATGTTGACCATTCTGTTTGAGTTACCCACGCACCATCTAAATAATAACGAACATTCTTCGTATATAGATTTGATGTTTGTGACGATGCTGTTGTAGCAAACTCTAAAGGGTGTCCATCATTAGAAGAATCATCTAAATTAAAATGATGTGTTTCACCTCGGTTCACAGTAAGAGCTGGATTCGTAGTTGCAGCACTTGGATTGCCTACCCCTTCTCCAGCAAAATGGAATGTATTTCCTGATCCTGAAGGATACAGAGTTCCTGCTGCAACAGTAACGGTATAAGTTACTGACTTTGGAATTGCAGGTGCCTGAGCCGCTGGAACAGTTGTTAATGCTACAAAATCTGTATTACGATGTTCTACTACATCATCTTCCAGATAAGTCGCACCATTATCAAAGGCTCCTTTATAATTGAAATGCAGATTCCCTATTTGTGTTGTTGTAACTGCCATTTTTGTTCCTCTATACTAATCCTTTATATTATGTAACTGTAAGTTGTAAATGTCCCTTTGAAGAAACAGCAACATCTGTTGTCGTACTTCCATGGAACCATTGCGTATCAACCATATCGGTATTTGGCAATGATGTTGATTGCGATGGCACATTAAAGTTAGTGGACCTAATTTCTATCAAAGCACCAGTCAAAGGATCTGCATATAAAGCTGTTGTTGTTGAAGTAGCTTCTTCGTCAACATAAACTTTATTTGTAACATCATTATTGACAGTTGGCGCAATTGCTGTTTGTGTCTGTGCTTCAAGTAAAATCTTACCTGTACCATCTGTTTGTAATTTTAAATCTCCATTAGTTGCTGTAGTAATAATAATGTTACTATGTAGTTTTAACTGACCAACAAGAATTTCGTTGACTGTCAGGTTGTTACTACCACCACCTAACTGGGTTTCAACATACGTTCTAATTGCTTTCTCTGTTACAAGAGCATTATCTGAATTTCCTGACAACGTTCCATCTGTCGAGAATTCTGAAACTGTAGCCCCAAAACTTCCAAGTGCAACAGATCCTAGTGACAGTTCTTGTAGACCTGAAAGGTCAAAACTCTCAGCATTAAGTGTAGCCTTACCAGTGGCCTGATGTACTTTGAATAGGTCACCAACTCTGTAGTTACCATCTTGGTCAGTCGATGTGTAGAATACTCTACCACGATCTTTCTCAATAACCTCATCGTCAGCATCGGATGCCTGTAATGGTTCTTCAGTCGGATAGTTGGTGTCTGCAAAACTACCAGTACCAATATCCAAGAAGTCATGTCCAGTCATTCTGATGTTAGAGTACTTATCCCTAAACGTAATAGCTGTATTGTCAGGCGGAGTTAATGCCTTTGTTATAAGCGGCGAACAAGTAATTGTTGCCTGTCCAAGACCACCTGTAACTGCATTGGCCGTTGAAGCAACAAATGTATGTGCTGTTGTGTTAGATGATACACCAACATTCACGGTAAGTGTATCTGCTGTTACTGCTGTGATGGACAATGATGCACCATTACCTGCAGGATCAGCTGGCCGTGGGTATAAATGGTTACTACCATGACTATCTTCAGCACAAGTAAATGTTAAACTTTGATTTGCAATCTCTATTGTTTGACCAACTGTCAAGGAGTGTGCCCCAACTGTTAATACTAATACACCTGTTCCGGGATTATATGTTGCCGCAGACGGAGTAAACTTTGTCTGGCCCACATAATTAGTAGCACTAACAACCAAGTAACTTGTATTGCCGTCATGTGCAAACTGAAAACTAGCTCCTTCTTTAGGTTCCTTTGATAGACCATCAGCAACAAAACTGTTACCCACTGGGTTGATGTTTGAATAACCATCACCACTTATGGTTCCTGTTGTTGTTGCAGTCTTATATCCTGTACCACCCACAGTAATAGTTGATTGGCCAATTACTCCATTACCTATTATAGGAGTTGCAGTTCCTAATGTTGTTGCATTGGGGTCAGTAATTATTGCTGTTGGTGCAGAACTATATCCTGCTCCAGCATCAAGAATAAAGATTTTCTGAATCTTCGCCGACTTAACCGACACTCTAGCCAAAGCCGTTCTAGATGGTGTACCACCGCCTGTGAAATGAATTCGTGGTTCAATTTCATAAGTCGTTGTGGCATCTAGTGTTGTCTCAGCAGATGATCTGCCTCCAAAATAATCCCAACCAGAACCTGCAGCTTCATTAACTATTGTACAAACTTTAGTTGATCCGTTATGGGCACTAATAATACCTGTCTGACCTGTGCCAGTACCATCGGTAATAGTAATTCTCATTCCATTATAGAAACCCGTTACGTTTGTATCTGACAAAGCAAGAGTAATAGTTGTTGCAGTACCAGTCTGAGCAGACGATGTAGTTGTTACATGGTTCTCACCAGTTGTTGTAACATCAACGTGTCTAACACCACCATCATTGATAGCAAGTGTAGCAGCCCCACTAGCGCCTGCACCAGAAAATGCGATTGTAGCAGTTTCTATAGTAGCAACATTAAATGTTAGTGCAGGTGCACCGCCGCCTCCCAACTGAGAGTCGTTGATACTAATTGTATCAGTTGCGGCATGAGCATCACCACCACTAATTAGGAGATGACCTGTTACTTGACCAGAACTACCAATATCTATATTAACTATTAAGCCAGTACCAGAACCTGTTGTAGCGTCTTGAGTACAAGCAACATAAGAACCTTGAGTTCGTGAACCGTGAGCCGCACCAAAAGTACCTAGTGTAGCGGCAACGCCATGGTTATAATTATTACCAGCGTATTCAAATTCGATTCTCTGTATAGCACCTGTGCCTGCAGTATTATGTCCTGCAAGTACTCGTCCCACTATAGCCTGTTGGCTTAAGTTATTAACAGTACCTGTTGCAGGTACTTCAAGTGGGTCTACACCAGAAGATACAGCTCCGTATTCTCCGTATGAGTTGTTACAGTTTGCAGCTCGAATTGTACCACCCGAATCTGCAAGGTAACCCATATGACAATAGTATGTAAACACAGATACAATTTCTGATCGGCCAGCGTTCTTTGTCCAAACACCAACACCATCATCACATATCTGTGTGAAGTCATTAGCAAGAATAGAATCATAACCCATCGGGTGTAATCCACCATCAATCTTAATGCCTACAGCACCAGAATAACTAATGTGTACTGCGTTCTGAACAAATGGTGACTGTAGATAAACAAGTCCGTTCGGATCAAGAGCAACAGCAACACCAGACCTTGTAGCGCCTGCTGTTTCTGTCGGTCGTTGTAGACCATCAGATGAAGCAGATGCCAACTGACCGATAAGACCCGTCATGGTCATGCCACGAATAGTAGTCTTTTCGTTCATCTGGAACATATCAGAGCGGTTGTTAGGTGTTGAACCGTCATCTGAATTACCGGAAGTAGGTTTGACTGTAACACTTCTCATTTCATCACCCATAACGGCAACACCTTCTGGGACTTTAATCGGTAACTGCTCTTCATAGATACCGGTCCTAACAAATAAAGTTCTAGAATCGGTTGTTGGTGTAACTAGTGCAGGCAAAGTCGAAAGACCGCTATCTAAAGCATTAGTATCTATTAAAATACTAGCAGTAATAATTGCATCAGTGCCAGCTTCTCCATTGTTCCCGGAAGTGTCCTGTGTAGTTATTACTGGAGATTGTAGTGAACTATAAGCTGTACCAGTGAATATATTGTTATTAATAATATCACGCAATTTTTCGTGAACAAGCTTTTCTGGTTCCCGTGTACCGTCAATTAATGCGGTATCACCAGAAGGGCCACCAGGATAAGTGTCATTTGCCCAAAACATCATAGCAAACTGTCTGATCCAAGAATTACCCCCATAGACCATATCATGGTCTAAAGAATCAATTAAATAACCAACGTCCCTTTCGCACTTACCACTGTCGTATGTATAATTATACCAAGGTGAACCAGGGTTGCTAGTATTAAGAAATACCTGTTGAGCAATCCAAGCAACGACCTCATCTTTCAGGAATTCTTTATTATTAGTTAATCGAAGCGAAGCATCAGGATTAGATTTTGCAGCTGAATCTAATGCTTCACAAGCATATTTAATTGTTAAATAAGGCTTATCAGGTGTTGTTCCTCGTCCTGAAGTAGCATCATCCGCACCGTTCTTACCAACATAAAACACACCAGGAACAACACCAGAATAACCCCATTCTGGCTCTTGACCGGCAGAATCAACTTTAAGAACTTGTCCGGATGTACCAATAGGAATTCTATAATTTGCAGTAGCATTTCGTGATAGCACATCACCCCGTTGGGTTAATACTGCCTGCGAATCACCCTCTGCAAGTACATCCCAGTAAGTTCCGATACTGTCTGTAACCGGATCATTAACACCATTTGAAGCAGTGTGAGTAAGCTTACAACGATAAGAATTTGCTAGATGACTAACTGTGTCACCTGGATTATAAACCGTAGTGTCTGTCCAACTATCTCTCCATGTAAAGCCTTCTACAATTTTTTCCCAATGTGTTGCTGAATCTGGGGTGTTTCCTGTTGTATCTACTTTAGCAGAATATGAATGTCCGCCAAAGATTACAACATCACCTGGACTATAAGCAGTAGAATTATTATATGTACTCTTTAATTTAAATCCAGTAGATAATATTTCCCAATCAGAAGTATTATTATAAGGAGAAACCCCTACATTTTGTCTAACAGCGGCATAAGTGTATCCGCCATAAGTTACAACATCACCTAACTGGTACTGTGTGCCTGCTGCCCAAGAATCCTCAAATTCTAAACCAGAAGCAAATAGATCAAATTTAGTTTCGTCTAATGTAGCACCTGCGGTGTGTTGTGTGTTACAAATATATGTTGATGCACCATACTTGACTACATCATTAAGTTTGTAATCTGTTGCGTTTGTGTAAGCACCCTTCCAAGCAAACCCAGAGTTATACTCTGTCCACTTTGCTGTATCATCATATAAACTAGCTTGTGATGTGTGTCCGGTGTTACAAATATAATTCTTACCACCCCAAGAAATTACTTCGTCTACTTTATAATAAGTAGTTGCGGTCCATGCACCTTTCCAAGCCTGTCCACTTGTAAACTTTGCTAGTTTAGAAGCAGCAAGGTCAACATAAAAATCTGCATTTGAGGTGTGGTTTTCCTTTACGACATAAACATTACCACCATACTCCACACAATCATCTTTAATGTATGCTGTGGCTGTTGTCCATTCGCCTTTAAATTGGAATCTAATTCTTCCTAATACAAAATCTGCCATTGTTTTATCCTATCCAGTTTTCTGTTGCACCGTTTTCTGTTGCGGCGTAAGTATAATTTTGATTATATCTGGCTACTAATTCTCCATCACTATTCATATAATATGTTAATTTATTTTTATCCATTCTCATCTGATCGAAAGCTCTATCGCCTCGGTCAGATTCGTATTGTTCCCGGCCAGACTCTGTATAACCCTTTAGAGAAGCATTAACATTTACATCAGAGCCATCTAAATTTTCTTCTAAATCTTCTATGCCGTTATAAGCGAAACCTTCACCGCTATTTATACTTATTGATTCTTCTCCAGACATATAGACTTTCTTATAATATAGTATTCCATCATCATCTACATCCAAAACATGAAGAGCATATTCGTCTGTTATAGCTGCTTCTCTACTCTCCGCTTTAGCAGCTGTGCTTATAAGCATTGGCATTAGGTGACCTCCAAAATACTAAGGAAAACTTCCAGATGCGTAACATCTGACACCACCCTAATTATGTCTGAAGCTTCTAAATTAATAGGCTTATCTAATATTAAGGTATTTTGAGCTGCAACTTCTAATGATTTTCCTATATGTCTAAATGTTGTTCCACCATCTACCGTAACTTTAATATCACAATTAGCTACACTAGTCAGTGAAGTGTTTGATAGATATACTGCATGTAATACTGCCCTTGAAGATGCTGGTGAAGCAGGACAGGTATAAACATCTGCTGAGCTATCATCTGTCGTTGAACATATCATCCCTGCATTTTTAAAATTACTTGCCATATATTATCCACCAAATACTACCGAGAAGGCTAGTATGTCTCCATCTGTTGCTAAAGTACCATTTGAATTTGGTAAGGTGATAGTTCTATCAACATCCGGATCAGCAGCAGTAAGAGTCGTTTCAGCTGCATCGGGTGTTGATCCTTCAAAGACAATATTAGAACCGTCTAAGTGAATATCATTAGATGTTGAATTGTTTGTTGTTGTTACATCGTGCAAAGTAACACCGACTGCACCACCAATTTCTTTAATTGCATTAGAACTATCTTTAATAAAAAGTTTCTGATCAGCGGTGTTGATTGCAATTTCACCCACCTCTAAATCACTGGTTCCTGGTGGGGTACTTGCGGTTTCGTTACGCTTTACTTTTATAACTGTTGCCATTTATAGTCCCTTTTTATAAATTATACTATTATTTATACTTTTCTTTATTGCTAAACCTTGAACTTTTGTGCAAAATGTCCAAATATTTATATAAATATTTTTATTATAATATAATGGATGAGGAACTATTCCATGCAGAAATTAAAACAACCTAAGCGTGTAAAAAAGAAACTTATAATAATGATGTCGGCCAGTTCGGCCGAACATCATAATGGATGGCCACCAGATAGACAATCTCGCAAGAAAGGACCAAAATTAACAATACTATTCAAACACATCAAATAACAATGGATCTCCTCTTTTAAATGTTGTTGCTATTACATCTCTAATATATGTTTCGGTTCTCTTGTCTCCACTATAATTTAACCATTTAAATTTAGATAACACAGATGCATGATTACCTGTCGTTTGCAATATGTCTTTATAAATCTTTATTCTCTTAGGTTCATCCATTGGTTCGCTCCACCAATTAGATTTTGCTATTTTAAAATACTCTGGCCAATCATGTTCCATGGTAAATACAAACCCTTTAGTATAATCATAATCAGGAGTTACTATTAAATCTAGATTAAATTTCATTATACTATATAAGTTTTTTATGTCATAAGTATTTCGCATATATTGTTTTAATTCTTTTCTATATTCTGCAAAGTTGAGTAATAATAAAATTGTAATATATTCTTCAACATCGTACATAGGTTTTAATGTTGGTACTTCTTTAACTTCATATTCCCAAAACCAATCATTTTCTAAATCAAATATAAAGTTATTGATATGTTCATTTATTTTTGAATATATAGAATATACTGTGGGATATTTTGGATTCATAAAAAAGTTATTATGAAAATCTCTATAAAAATCTTCATATAATATATTGTGTGTGAGCTTTAAATAAATTGAAATGTATCGTGTAAATCCAAATCCATGAAAACTTCTTATCATAGCTGAAAAATTATATATATCTATATAATCTAATCTACTATATGTAGAAGTAGATATAACAAATTCGCCTGACGAGGTTACCTCTTTTGGATTATCTTTCTTTCGGCGTCGTTGTTGTGGGTGTCGTTCTATTGTTTCTATCTGCCATTTCTTTTTATAAGCTGGTTCATTGGCTGGTGAATTTGGTAAAATTTGGAAATGAAATACTATAAAGTTTTCTAGTATACCTTCATTCATTACATCAAAAAAGTTTTGTTGCCATCTATCATAATTATCTCCTGGCAATCCCATTATAAAACAAGATTCAATAGGTATATTGTGATTACCAGTTTCTTTTGCTAACTTAATTAATTCTTGATGAGGAATATTTTTTCTGTCAATGGCTTTTAATACAATATCGGATGTTGATTGTAAAGGCAGTACACAAGTGGTTAACATCTCAGCGTCTCTAGCAATTTTTAATATTTCTTTTGTATGGTCTAATTTAGTTTTAGTATGTTGTAAAAAAATTCTTGGTGGATAACCACTCCTTTCTTTAACTTGTGCCATTTTAGATGTTATGTTTATATCTCTGGGAAAAATTCCAAAGTTAGCATTAATAACATCTATGAATCCAATGCCAGCTTCTCCAGCAAACTCTATATCTTTATATACTATTTCTAAAGGAATCTTTCTAATTTTTTGTAGAGTAGAACTACCCCAATCGCAGAATGTACAACCAAATGGACAACCCCTATCACTTTCTAGCATGAGAGCCGTATTGTTTGAGCTGTGACAAAATTTTTTACTATCATGTGCAAGTTCCATAAATTCTTCAGCATAATCATGGAAATATGATTTAGTAAACTCTTTTTTTAATATTGGCATACCAGTATCGCCACCATTCTTTAAAACCAATCCAGGAATATCCTCAAAATCCATAGTACCTAATACAACTTCTTCAACTATTCTAGGAAAGGAAAACTCACCTTCATGTTTAACAACAATATCTATTTGTGGATTTTTATAGAAAAACTCCATGTCTCTGTAATAAGGTTCTGGTCCTCCTACAACGACAAGACAATTCGGGTTTTCTTTTTTTATTTCGGCTGCTAGATTATAATTAGTTTCCCTGTTCCAGGTATAAACAGAACAAGCAAAAATGTTTAGATTTTTTAAATCATATCTAGATAATTTAATATGGTTCTTCCTATAGTATATCGGTTTATACCAATTAACTTCATCACCCAAACCAGGAACATCATCGACAGACCCTTTAAGAATTCCATGTATATATGGTAGATATTCAAAAGAAGTATATGAACATGGATTACTATATAATATATCAATCATTGATTAGGGCCTCATATTCTTTTTTTAATAACTCTGATTTATTTAAATCTATTTTCTGTAATCTTTTAAGTTGTTCTAGTTTAGCTTGGTCGTTAGTGCCTTTTATTTTTTCAAATAAATGTAAAGTAAATCGGTTAGCTTTCTGAAAATCTGATGAGAGCCAATCTTTACCAGTAACGTATGTTCTACATTCAACAAATCCACATTGACAATTTTCAAATTGCAGAACATCATCGTCATGTATAGTACCATAGTCTACAGATAGTTCCTCATCCTTTTTAATATCTGTTAGTGTTTTAATACACATTTGTCCACTAACATAGCAATTAGGTTTACAAGTATGATTGATAGTAGCGGCATATTTATCCGTACCCATTTGTAATAGCATATGCTTAGGGTCAATCTGTCCACCAGTTGCAAAGTTCCATCTTGATTTCACAGCGTTATATTCTTCAACTGTAAGTACTATACCACCTGCTAATACAACTGTTTCTCCAGCATCTATATCTTCTGTAGCAAATCTACCATTGCCGGCATTAGGAATTAATGATGGTCTTACTTCTGTTTGTGGTGACATCCAAGATAAACCAATTGGATTTTTATCCAACCAATCAATCAATTCGTTTATTCTGGAAATTTTCATATAAGTGTTCATACCCTATTGTTAAAGTTTTCACTTGTTCATCATAATCTGTCCAAAGTTCTTGAACATTTCCCCAATGAGATTGGAATTCGGTTCGCAATTCATGTTCCAGCTGCATCTCTGGTTTTGGAATATATTCAAATCCAGTATAGTCTGTATACGGTCTTCCCTTACGGCACCAACTTACAATTTTAGGACGTGGTTTTAAATTAGGAAAATGTGGTATACACATTTCATTTTTATTATACTGCATGGCAACATCAGTATGTTCTATATTATTAGCAAATTTAATTGTTTCCCAATCTAAAAATTGACTAATCTTTAACTCCGGTGTATATTTAAAAAACGACCCAGCACCATTTCTATTTTTATGTCTCAAATATCGTTCTTGACATCTTAATATTTCTGTATCTATATTCCAAGATTTGGTTGCTATTTTTTTATTTCTATGTAAATCAGCTTCTCCATATCCAATCACAGGAAAACCATCAACTAGTTCCATAGCCCATGGAAGAATACAAAATTGAGGAGTCCAAGATTGTATTAATGATCCAATATCCCATGCTTCATTTTCTAAAAATTTTCTATAATCTAAATCTAGAATAAGTGGTTCTATATTATATTCTTCACACCACTCTACAGCAAATTTCATATCATGCCAATTCCAAGAATCAGTCAACCTAATAATAACTATTTTAAAAGGCACACCCGATAATCTAAATGATTCTGCTACTATTTGTGAGTCCATACCTCCACTAAAATAGATAGTGGGTATTTCTCCATTAGCTTCATCATATATAAGTTTTGCTGTTGCTATACATTCTTCACGCCAAGGTAATGGTTCTCTAGTTAATCTTCCATACCTTACAAAAAATTTATCACTATCCTTTTTACGAAATGAAAATGGAATATCATTATAACCCCATACAAATGTATTTCTATAATTCACGAAAGACATAACAATTTACTCCCCAATCGGCCTGTTCAAATTCAGACTCTTTAGTAAATCCAGCTCGAATATATAAAGGTAGTGCTATATTATTAGGGTAACCCCACACACCATTACCACCCAAATCTTTTGCTGTTTGTATTGTTTGTTCCAATAACAATTTGCCAAAACCTTTACGTCTATATTCTGACAAAACATAAAATGATCGGACACGATATAGATTGTTGGGAGTTAAATATACACTGAGAGTACCACAAAGTTTATCGTTTACATAAGCACCAAAAAAAGTTATATTTAATTCATTTTCAGATAAAGTCCACTTTGCACTTTTATTTTTGTAAACCATTTTGACATATTTTTTATGTTCTCTACCAGGATGTAATAATTCCCATAATGGTAATATATCTTCAAATTCTATTGTCCTTATTTTATAATTCACTATATAAATATTTATATTATGAATAAAAGTTATTGTAAAAGGGCTTTCGACCATATCTATTGTGACAGCAGAGGTAGATATAGGCTTTGTTGTCATGCTTTTCCATTTGAAGATAAACCTATATTTAATTCTACAGTAACAACTCCCTTTAAATATTATCTTTCACCAGAAATGGATGAAGTAAGAAAGAAAATGTTAAATGGTGAAGATATTCCCCAATGCGGATTGTGTACTTCCATGGAAAGTGGAAAAATGCTTCCTGAGCATCTCCGTTGGGTCCCAAAGCATCGAGCGACTAGTTGCATTATTGGTCCAAAAACTAACGAAAATATAATTAGTAATGTAGGAATATCCTTTAGAGAGTTTAATAAAATACAAACTGAACCTAGAGATATAGAATTAAAATTAAGAATATTTGGTACTCATTGTAATCTATCTTGTTATATGTGTCACCCACAAAATTCTTCAACAAGAAGAAAAGAATTATCATTATTAAAAAATAAGTATTTTGGCTATGACGACATACCCATAAAAAAAGAACAATACGATAAAACTATAAAAGACGTTCTTGATAATATAGACAGAGTTTCTTCAATAAAATTTACTGGAGGTGAACCATTTTTATTGCCTAGAATGTGGGATTTTTTAGATAAAATTTCCGATGAAGATGCTAGTAAAATTGAAGTTGGTTTTGATACGAATTTAACTTCTATGGACTATACAAAATTTACTTCTGATGTAATATTAAAATTTAAAAAGGTTAATCTTGCCGTGTCTTGTGACCATTATGGTGACAAATTAGCTTGGATAAGATACCCAATGGATGTTAAAAAATTTGAATCTAATTTAAAACTTTATAGAGAGTGGATAAACTTTTTACATTGCACAGCTTCTATATTAAATATAAATGATTATGACGAAATAATAAAATATTATAAAGATCATTTTGATTTAAAATTAAAATTTTGTTCAATTGCATATACCCCTTCTTTCTTAGCGCCAAGAAATTCAAATAATAAAAAAGAATTAATAGAACGTTTTAAAGATAATGAAATTATATTAGCAAAAGAACTTGAAAATGAACCTCATGAATCTGGCCTAGAAAAAATGAAACAATATATATCGGAGCTTAATAAAATTAGAAAAACAGATATCTCAAAATTATGGCCAGATTTGGACGCTTTATGAATAATGAAAAATTGTATGCTGCACTATCTAGAAATACAATAAATTTAGATATATGTGCCAAATGTACTTTGAAGTGTGGTGGTTGTGCTAGAAAACAACATGATAAACACAAAATAAAAGTGCCGGGTGATTATATGTCTATAGAATGTTTTAAAAAAATTATAGACTTTTTCGTAGGCATCTCTTTCTGTGGTCAAATATCAGATCCAATATTACACCCAAATTTACCTGAATTTTTAAAACTTACTTATGAAAAAGGAATTCGGGTCCAAGTTCACACTGCTGTTTCTCACAAACCTTTATCTTGGCATAAAAAATGTTATGAAGCAAATCCAAAGGCAAAATGGTGGTTTGGTATAGATGGTCTTCCAGAAGAAAGCCATAAGTATAGAGTTAATCAAGATGGTATAAAAGAATTTGAAAGAATGAAGTTATGTGCTGAAATGGGATTAAAAACTACATGGCAATATATAATTTTTAATTATAATGAAAATCATGTAGATGAAGCCAGACAAATGGCTACCGACATTGGTGTTTGGTTTATGGAGTTGCGATCCTCAAGATGGAATAAAGAAACTATACATTTAAAACCAAAACAAAAAGATTCTTTTGGAGAAAGAAAAGAAATAAAAAAAATAGATCCAAAGTGCATCGAAAAACTAGAGAAAAAATCAGGAAGTTTGGATAGAAAGGGGCTGGGTCAGTCAGCAACTGGATATCTTCTTCCATGTTGTTGGAAAGATCCAGCAATTCTCAGTATTCAAGAAATTCAGGATATAAAGGAGTTATTTCAAGATCATTTAAAAATAGAAAATGTAGATACTATAGAAGAAATTATATTTTCTGATGAATGGATAAATTTTTTTAAAGTATTAATATCTGATCCAGAAAATGCTCCCGCTAGTTGCAAAAGATATTGTAGAGATAGGGTGCCTGATAACCAACAACATTTAGTAACAAATAAAATAGTTAAATGAAATATCTATAATCTTTCCAATTATGAGGTTTGTTTTCGGATCGGGTGAAGTGTACCATCTTTATATCTGGATGAAATTCTCCTCCCAAATAAACATAATCATTGCCCGTTTGTTTATTATATTTTTTAGTAATATTCGTTTGCCATTCAACACCTTCATCACACCATCTAGTAACCCAAGAATCTGGAAAGGTAATAAGTTCTAATCTTTTATTTACAAAATCTTCTACAAAATATTGTTCGCCGTTTACTGGCCCTATTGTTGTTCCGTTTTTAATATACCAAGATTGCCAGTGTCTAGGATCCATCATAAAAGCTTTGTAGATATATTTACAATCTTTAGGATAGTATTTAAAGAACCCACCATTAATCTTATAGTCGCCTTTAAGAGCTCCACCCCACCAACTAGGCATAGCAAGAAACTGACCGTGTTCTATTGGATAGTCAAAGACTTCTTTATAATTATTCACCAAAAGCATATCAATGTCCATAACACAAACAGGTTCATCAATATCTAGATTCATGGCCGCCATTTTATTCCATTGATACCATATGTCCTTTTGTATAGGCTCTTTTATCCAAACAATTTCATAATCTGTTAATTTACTTTCAAGATAGGTTTCATATTCTGGACCATACTTATTACCTATTCTAACTATTATTATTTTTGTCCGCATATTCTTCAAAAGTTTCCAACCCAGGCAAATACTTTTTGCCAGTAAAGCAGCCTCCCAATTTTGGTATTTTATAACCAACATTCTTTTCTATATTTCTTCCCTTCTCTATAACTATAACATCACATCTATATATTGATAGTGAGTAGATTTCATTAAACTCTTTTGCGGCTTTTAAAATAATATCTTTCTCTTTTATATCTTCACAAAGATAAACACCTTTTGGACTTAAAAGAGGTAAAATCCATTTCATCGTTTCTATTTGTTGTGATACTTTATGTCCGCCGTCGTCTATAAAAATATCAACTTTACCTATTATCGAATCTCTAAAAGAACTATCTGTAATATCACCTATAAGTATATCTATTTGACAATCTCCATTCAAAGCTCGACATTCTTCTTCTTTATCTATTCCGTAAATTTTGCTTTTAGGACCAAAACATGATTTCCACATTTCTAAAGAACCGCCATGGTGTATACCTAATTCCATTACACGAACATTTGTATCATAAAATTTTTTAAAATGGTCGTGATAAATTTGTAATTTTTCAGCACACTTCCAAGATTTCATACCTTCATGGTTATTAAAAAAATATATAAATCTATTCATCAGGCCAATACATATCAAAACGTTTATTAATCATGTGGTATAATTTAACATCGGGATCTAATTCTTCATCTACATCTAAAACTCTAGCGTGCCAATAATAATCTAAAAGAGTAATAGGTACATTATTTTCAACAACTCTATATCCAAAAACAGTTTCATTATCGAAACCAAAGTTCTGTCTTATATCTATAGGATACATACTGTATTCATCATCTTGGAGTTCTTTCATGTACTCCATTAAATTTTCAAAGTCATCAAAATAATGTAAGTTTGCTATTGAATTTGTTGTACCACCCATGATTGCTGTATTCCATGCTTTAACATCCAAAGTTTCGTATTCTCTATAGGTTAACATAGCATGAGCATTCCAATATTTGGAAATAGGATTTCTATTATCATGTGTTTCCATTCTACCAATCATCAAATTGAAACGAGCATCCTCCTTTGAATCTGCTAGACAAACAGAATCTTCCACGTTCCATACATCAAAAAAATCTTTAGTGGTATTTGGTATTACATCAAAATCCAAATACAACACCTTCTCATACTTCTTTGCTGTTTCTACAAACAACCAAATCTTATAAAAATTAAGAATGTCATAGTGTGACATTGTTGGTTGAAGTTTATGTAACCAATCATAAAACTCTCTATACTCTTTATCATCACGAAACAGAATATAATCTGCTCCGATAGCTTTAGCATATTCTATCTGAGCAGCTTCTAATTTTTCAGCATACTTCTTTAATTGTAATCTAGTTCTTTCACTTTTATTAATAGTATCCCATGCATAAGGTTTCTGTTCATCAATCTCATTAGGAGGAATATCTATATAAAGACTATATATTAATTTCTTTTTCATTTAATTTATTTTCAAAATATTTTTTCCAATAACCAACATCTTCTATATACTTTTCATAATCTATATTCATCGGTTCAAAATTACTATGAGGTGTATCGACACTAAAAAATTTATTCAAATAAGTTTCATTTAAATCTTCATATTGTAAAATAGTATGTACTTGTTCTTCCAAAATGGTGTTTATAAAGCCTGTCAACCTTTTATAATTATCAATAAAATCTATCACCGAAACATCATTAACTATTATTTTAAAATCATCAGGAATAATAATTTCTTTACCCGTGTAGTTGAGAAATGTATTTGTTTGATTCGCATAACAAGAACTTATAAACATATCCCAA